AGTAGCAACTGCTTTGTCCCATACTCTCTTTTTCTCTTCAGGAGATATATAATTCCAGTCGGCTATGCCTGAACCTGCCATAACTCTGTCCACTATACCTGTTAATATAGGACTTGCATTTGGACTTCTGAGGATAGCTTCTTGAACAGCCTCAGGTGAGAATCCATTCTGTCTTATAGTTTCATACTGGAAGCCTAGAAGATGTCTAAGTTGAGTTCTAACATTAGGGTCATTCCTAGCTGCCTTAGCTAAAGCTGCTGCCTCATCAGATACTTGCTTAGTAAGTAATGCACCACTGTAGTTCTGGAGAGTAAGGTCAAGATTCTTATCTCTTACATAGTCATCTAATGATGCTGTAGAAGCCATCCTGCCGAATATATGAGTTGGGTCTTTAGCTAATATCTCAGCTTGCATCTTAGCTTGTTCCTTTCTTCTATTATAGGCATCCTGTATAGGTATTACTTCCTGAGTATACCTTTTTCTCATATCAAGCATTGCTCTTCTTGAAGAAGGAGTTAAGCCTTCAGTAGCTAATGCATCAGCTTGTTTCTTAAGAGCATTTGCATAATCTTGATATGCCTTATAGGACTCAGGGTCAGTCTGTTCATTAGCCATAGCTTCCACAGTAGCTGCTTGAGTTGACAGTTCTGCTAAAGCATCCTCCTGCTCCCTATAAGCCTGTCCATATAATTGTAGTGGCTGTAGATATCTCTCAAAAGAGAATGGTTTGAATTGTGAATTTACTACAATTGAATAATTAGCCATAGGTCAATCCTTTCTTTCTTTTAGTTATCTTACCTCCATTAGCACTCCACCTCTTTATTACACCTCCTAACGATGGTGCTCTGTCAGCTCCAACTCCATATATAAGTGGAGCAAGCCATCTTGCATCCATCCTATTTATCTCATCCTCACCAATAGCACCTAGGCTGTTGAATAAGTTAGTTAAGTTAGCACTTCTGGCTGCACTTACTCTTGCATCCACTGCATCCCTCATAGCTGCTGCTCTTGCTACAGCAGAGAGCTTCATCTTATCTCTATCAAGATTAGCAATCTGTGACTTTAAGTCAATCTCACTATTAAATTGGTTAGTACCCCTATTGAAGGCAGCTACTCTTTCTCTTTGTCCTAAGTTATACTCTTCTGCCTGTCTAAATAAGTTACCTAGCTGATTTTGAGCATTATAGTCACTAGCTATAAGACCTGTCATTGCAGCACCTCTGTTACCTCCAGATGTGTTCATTATACCTCTTCTCGCTGCACCAGCTTGAGCACCAAGCTGATTAGCATAGAATAATCTGTCAAATGGCTTATATGTAAGATAGTCACCTATAAACATCGGAGATACTGTACCTGCATTATTAGCAGCTTCCATAACTAGGTCTGCATTACCATAGTCAGGCTTATTGGTTAGGCCAAGTAGGTCAGTTGTGACACCTATAGCTGCTCCTAATGCTGGTGCATATCTAAGGCCTGTTGCCCAGTTTCTTTTACCCCTCTCTGTTGTGTCTGTCCTTCTACTCACTGGATTTGTGTTTGCAACTAATGGTTCATTGTGAAGTATGGCATCTGTAACAGATGCTGACTTCCCTGGGTAAGTCCATAATAAATTACTAAGAGCAGTTTCCTCTGGACTTAATTTCCAATCTCCTAATACTGATACTCCTTTTAATCTTTCATCCTCAGTCAGGTTAGGGAATAACTCAGAACCTTTAGCAAATAGATGACCACCGTGTTTAAACATAACTCCTTCAGGGCCTTTATTTTTCTTGGCTCTAACTTCTTCCTGAGCCATCATTAGTTTACCCATAATATCTTCTAAACTTCTTTTTTCAATTACATCATTAGGTCTTTCAGCACTAGACTTCTGAACCTTTCTTGCTGCATCAGCAAATGTCATATCCTTGTTTCCTCTAAGCTTATATGTTTTCCTTACATCATCAGGAACCTTAAGCCTATTACTGAATACGTAATCATTGTAAATAACTTCTCCTTCCTCTACTAAGTTAGGTTGACCATCTGAAGCTATTCCCATTTGTACTCCTCCTAAAGGGTTTTCTTCATGAGTACCTCCTTGGTCCACAAGGATTATTCCATTAGACCAGTCAGTTCCATTGGAATGAAGGGGTCCTCCTAGTGATTTCTTAGCCTCTAGGTCTTTCTGTGCTAATCTTCGTTGGGCAATTTCATAGTCTATTGCACCTGTAATTGGCATAAAATCAAAAGGTCCTCCAAATGAATAGAAATTAGCAAGATTGTTACTCATCTGATTACTAGCTATGTTATCAATATTATTCTCTACACTTCTGCCAGCAAATGCCATTGCATCATTAAACTGACTTCTAAGCTCTGCATTCTTCCTTTTTGCACTACCTCTATTAAGAAAACCACTCTTATAAGGATTAGAAAAAGGACTTACTGCTACAGGTCCTGTAATATCATCAAAGTTTTCTGCATCACTTTTAAAACCACTAAGTGCTGAAATACCTGCTTTGGCAGCATTGAGTTTCTCTTGGTCTACCTTAGTACCAAAAGCAGCATTAGCTACTCCTCCTAATATCTTGGCACCAGCACCAATGGCTGCACCCCAGGGACCTGGAATCATTCCTCCAATGTCACCTATTGTATTTAAGGCACTTCCTACTCCAGACTCATAGCCATTGCCTATAAGTCCTCCTACAGTTTCTCCTACCTTGGAAGCTATTCCTCCTAGGTTCTGGCCAATACCCTTACCAAAACTGGTAATGTCAAAATCACCTACACCTTCTTTGAATCCCCCACCAAAGCTGTAAATATTATTATTGTATTTTCTTTTCTTAACCATCTCACTTATGTGTTTGAAGTTAATCTCTTGTTATTTTGTCTGCAAAGATACAAATTATTTATAACATTTACAAATAAATAAGCGAAAAATTTATCCTGTATTAAATAAATGAATAGGGGAACTTTACAATTACTGTAAGTTCCCCTATTAATTACATATAGTATTGAACATTCAAGTCATGTAATACTGCTTGGTAGTTATTACTATTTTGGCTACCTAGTGTAATTTTACACCAAGGATTCCTTATCCTGTCTAAGGTTCCATTATTCCTAGGTATCTGTATTCTCCATTCCCTGAATTTCTTTTGTAGATTCTTATCTCTTAGGGGATATCTAAACAAGGAGTTATTGAACCTAGTAAACATCTTCAAGTTACATATACCAGTATCCTGATATTCATTAGTTACTTGTATGTAGTCTAATGAATTGTTATGTTTATATTCACCTTCTCCAGCCATATCCATTCTATAGTCTATATTAGTGAATATCTTGTCAAAGTCCATGAAGCTATTATCTACCCCGTTTGATATGAAAGTAAAATACCAAGGTCTGAAGTTAGGTGCATCTTCAGTACCAAAGAAGTTATTGTATTGTCCCTCAAACAGTTTGTACATATCTGAATCCTTAAGAGTTACCACATCCTTATTATAAGTTTCTATAAGGGATATACCTCCATAGTCCATAAAGGATATAAATTGTCCAAGTATCTCTGAGAAACAAAGTGCAGTATCATTGTTGACCAGATATAAATCATGGTTTATATCATCATACAGTAATTTGTTGACTGTGTTGTTACTAAACCATGAGTTCATATTGTGGGTAGCTGTAACATCAGCTAGATTAGCACCTATATTAAATAAATGTCCACTAACCCCATCAATAAAGTAAATACCTGAAGGTGTCTCTTTGATTTGGAACTTATTGTTGCATCCTATACCATCAGCAATATACCTATAGCCATCTACCTTATAGCTGTTAGTTATCTCAATAGGTACTCCATCAGAAACAGGAACCTGAACTCTACTATTAAACAAGATGTTACAAACACCTTTATTCTGGAAGCAGAATATCTGGTCTTTCCAAGTATTCAAAGAAATAATCTCTCCCTTACTGCCATCCATATCATAGGTAGAACCAAGAGTAACATTAGTCCATAGGTCTACATCAGCTCCTGCCTGCTTCTCCTTACTCCATGTAATCTGATTAGAGAACTGACTGATATTATAATAGTCATCATCGAGAATCCTATAGGTAAAGAAGTTATTTGTCTGTGAATACACAGGGTTAATCAGGTTGAAGTTCTGAGGAGTCATATTAAGATTGTTAAGCTGTCCTCTATTCCTGTCATACCTGCCATCAATATTGACATGTGTCTCCAGCATAAAACTGCCTATCTCTACAATCTGATTGATGTCTTCTGGAGTAAAAGGATAGGTCTTCAGGCAATCATATCTTTGATAATAGGTATCACCCCATGAGTATTCAAAGATTGTCTTTCCCTGAGTAGCAGTACCATCAAAAGACTCTCCAAGAGTAACAGGTTCTCCACAAGGAATCCATACATTTGCCTTGAGAGCATCCTCTGATTCTCCTCCAAATAGATTATCAGGAACTGCATTACGACGAATCTCAAAGATAGGAAGTATACTTAGCCTATTCACTTTAGGATAGGTATATGGAGTAGTTGTAGTAAATACTGCATGAGCAGTACTCTTATATTTCATTCTAACAGGAGATTTGCTCCAAGACAGCTCTTTATTCTTATCTCCAATCTTTAACAACCTTGTCTGACTCCACCCAGCATCATTAGTATACCCATAAAGACCGAGAGTACTTGTAATCACTTCCTGCTCTTGGTCATCCATTGTCTTGGTTATCACTCCTCCCAGTTTATGCCAATCTTTAGAAGTAAAAGAAGTAATTCCCTTGTCATTACCATCTACCTTAGTTGTCAAGTACATACCATCCTCATTATCTGGGGTAAGCATAGTATCTATATTACCTTGATAGACATTATCTCCAAACTTAAGAATCTCGACTTCATTACTTGTAAAAAGCTGAGGAGATTCCTCTAATGTGGGAGAAGATAATGTTTCCCAATTAGTCTCCGCATATCTTAAATTAGAAATAACCTTCTTTTTAAGAACTGAGGTTCTGGCACCTTTATCAGCTGGCCTATTGACATCATTGTTTAATGAGCCTGTTCTATTCCAAGGATAGACAAGCCATTTAACTCCATAGGGAAAAGACTTCACAGCCTCATAATGGTCATCTTTACCTGCATCATCAACAATCCAGTCATCGTAGAACAACCCCGAAATAATACCATAAGAAGAATTTTTGATGAAAGACTTATGTTCAAAACCACTTCCTGTATTACCAATAGTAGGAGTCTCTGTTTGAATATCTATGTCTGATAAGGTTTTTGTAAACTTAGCATACCCAATTCCCCTTAATACCATATCAGTGAAATTTATAACTTGTAAATTGGTGTCAAATTCCACATCTGGGGAGTGTAAGGTATTTAAGTCTGTTTCAATCTTAAATTGTAAATCCTCACTGTAGTCCCCCTGAATTTCAGCTTGTCTTATATCTGAGCTGAAATCAGCTTCATAAGGTTTGAAGTAGTCAGTACCAGAAGTTATTCTACTAGTGTAATATAAAGAATTGCCCTCCCCAACATTCTTAGGAGATATGGCACCTAAGACTGTTGCATTATTATTATCAACTGGGGACATGCCATCTCCAAGAGTTGGCCTAAAGAACCATGAGGACTGTGCATATACTCCTGCCTCTCTATTCTTTTGAGTATAGAGTGTGGGACAAGCAACTCCTTGACATAGAATCATCCTATCATGCATGCTTGGATAGACAACTACTGCCCTTGCCTTTTTAAACCCAAAGGCTATCAGGTCATTTGTTACTTCCTCAGGAATAGTTGCCTTCAAGACAGGAACTTCAATATAGTTTCCATTATTGTCAGAACTTTCCCTAGGGCGGTTGTTTTCTATTGGTTTGTCCTTAAGAAAGATGGGGTCACTCCAACTGCCATCCTTACCCTGAAACTGAACACCACATCTATAATAGTCACCATTCTTAAAGCCTGCACAAGGCACACTATTATTGGTTTGTGGGTCTGTAACTGTGAGTTGGTTAGAATACTTATAACTGGTATTGTCTGATTTTAGAAGCTTGAACTTCCTATAGCCCTCATCAATATCCACACTAGTCTGTAAAGAAGCCTTAAAGTCATTGGCATTGCTGCTCTTACTTAGTGTAATATTACCAAAGAAAAGTGTATTATCTTTCTGCTCAAGGGTCTGGGCAATTACCTTCTGGCCTCCCTTGTACAAAAGTTCTGATGGGTCTACAGCATCCCCAGTAGTGCCTGTATCTACAAAGGTAACACTTGGGAACTCATCCATTACTAAGACCTTCTCTGCCAGCTCTGTATCATCCCTAGATGGAAATTCTATAAGATAAGAAAGTATTCCGTCTGTAATTAAGATAAGGATAACACTGTCAGGATTACTATCTTTGCCCCATGTGACGAGATTATTACCTATTTTTATAGTCAAATTGGGGTAGTTTGCCTTAGTAAAACCATACCATTCTTCGTCCTCAGACCAATAATCAAGGTCAGTCTTAATGAATTCACAATTATTCCTATCAACATCCTCATACTGGCCATCAATCTTAATCTTAGGGCTTTGCTCAGCAGTTTCCCAATAATAGAAATCCCAAGACTCTCCATTAAAAATGGACCTAATATTAATGTCTTGCACTCTCTTGACAGAGGCTTCAGCATCTAAACTTGTCCTATGGATAGAGTAAATTCTAAGATAATCAAAGTTAGTATCTAAGTTTCTTATGTTAATCTTAAAAGAATTCTCTACCATTTCCTCAGGTGATGCACCCCTGTCTTGGAATGAGATATACTGTAAGGGAGAAGTGTAGAAGATGTTACTTTCTTGCCCATACTTAGTATAGTAGGTAAAAGCATACTGAATAACACCAGGAGCAAACCTTCCTGTGCCCAGCTGCTTCTGAATACTGACCTTCTCATTAAGGGCCAGTTCCCTTATGAAATCAAAATAACTGTCATTAAACTTACTGGTATCACCAACAATGTTAATTATCCTAGGCTGATTATACCCATCAGTCCAGTAGACCTTTTGAATACTTTCATTCTCATAAGAACTGATAGCCTCTATAGGATGTTCAAGTGAGAAGTTAAGGTTCCCTCTATACAATAGTGTCTTAGTAAAATCCTTTAAGTCTATCCTATTTATATAGTCAGGATTTTCAGAGCCAGCATTTTTACTAAACACTACTAGGTATTTATTCAATAAGCAGTGCCCTAGGTAAGTTCCTTCTACAGATATATTAGTTTTTTTAGTACCCTTCTCATTAGTAATGGAGTATAAGGTATCATTACCCCTTACAGTGAGTCTTATATTATGTGCATCATATAAAAATGAGGAAGGGTGTCTTGAGATACTGCTATCTCTTTGCATACCTGTAAAAGTATGATGTTCATTTCTAAGTTGCATATTAGTGTATTCTTATGTGTTCTTGAGTACCCTCATGTAAGAAACCAGTCCTATGGTCCCTTGTAGTATCTGGCAAGAACTTGTTCCACATATTACTTATCATTTCCATTTGGTCAATAGTAGGCCTTATCAAATCTGTCTGTGCCTGACCTACAGCCCATGCATAGTCTTGGTCTGCCTTACTCATCACTTGAGCATTAATCTTTCCTAAGTCAAATTGAATGGTAAACCAGTACCTTTTTATATAAGCTTCCAATGCTCTTGTATAAGAACTGTTGTCTGGGATAAGAGGATATCCTTCATCATCTACAGGTAGAGCCATGTATGATATTTCTATGTCTCCTCTCTCAATAGATGTAAATATAACATTGTTCTGTATCTTATAAGTAAGGTCACTTAGTTGTGGCTTCTGACCACTAAGATGAAAAGAGTCAGAGGTGTATCTGAATGCCCATCCTGACTTTGCATCCCTCACTTGAATCATCTCATAGAAATCACAAGGTAACTCAGCCCTATATCTTTCAACCTTCAGGGCCTCTACCTTGTTTACAAAAGAAGGAGGTGTTCCTACTATCCTGATAAAATCTACAGCACAGTCAATAACAGTTTCAAAGGGAATGTCCTGCATAAGAGGATGCCTTGTGATTCTGTCCATTATAAGTTTAATATTAGTGTATGTCATGTTTCTGTAATAGGAAAGCATCTATCTTTCCATCCTTTATTTTGTTTTTCAATTCTTGCTTTAGCTCTCTATTTGGAATAAACTCATAGAATGTCTTATTGTCATAAGTAGCTGCTCCCTTGTCATATCTTATCTTATAACCTTCCTGAGCTTCTCTTCTGACAAGAATTTTCTTCTCATAGGACTCCTTATCACTAAACCAAAGTTCTATGGTTCTATTCCAATCCACAGGTAAGTTTGTAAGTATCTTACCATCCTTTAGCCCTACCCAAGTACTAAACTTTCTTAGTTCAATCCTACCCATCCTATGTGGAAAGTCTATATCCAGACAATTCAAAAGTTGGTCCTTAAGAGATTTGTGAATGGCTTTGATAATTAAGCCAAACTCTCTTTCAGAAATAGGCTGCCCTATATCAAGCCATTTATTCTTCTTTATCCAACGCCAAGCCTGCTTAGTACCATAGGAATGGGTTACCTTATGTTTACGGCTTCCCTTATTCTTGATAATTTCAGACCTAAACTCCTGATAATCCATTAGCTTCTCCTTTCCTTTAAGTTCCTTGAAATATAATCAGCTAACTTACTTAAGTCATCACTGGCATTATTCTCTAAGTCTTTAGGCTGGTACTTAGCCCCACTTAATTCCTTTACTACCAACTCTATCAATGGAGGAATCAGTGCTTCCTCAATAGGAAACTTTCTATCTAATATATCACAAGCTGTCTCCCCAGATTCATCAGGGCATTGTAGTTCTGCTGCCTTACTAGCATCCTCAAATATACCAGTAACTTTTACTTTCTTTAAGTAAAAGAGCTGAGGGTTACTAGACCTCATATATAAGTGGTTATTAGGGGCAATAGTACTATATATTTGATTCCTTAGGAATCTATTACTCCCTACATACTTAAATCTTTCTCTACTTACATAGGCAAAGTTACCCTGAAAGTAATCCATAGAAGATACCTTGGGAACACTAAGTGGTATCATGTTTGGAATCTCTTGAATACTTTTCATATATCCAGGACCCTCACAAGCAGAACCATCAATAGCATCTGTTGGTTCTACATCAACACAAATAGTCTGATAGTCTGATTCTGGTATTTCTTTTTTGATGTCTGCATACCTTTGTTTAAGTATGAATAGCCTATAGCTATCTAGCAAGAACATAATATGCTCTTGCTGAAAGTGGCTATCATCTGAAACAAGTTTCAGCTCATCAAGCACCATATAAGTCAATTCTCTATAAGTACTCATAGCTATATAAATAAAATCCTGCTGCAAAGTTAATAAAATTATATTAACTCTGCAACAGGATAATTATTTTTGTTATGGGTTATCAATTATAATTATTTTTCCCAAACATAAAACTATTAAGGTTCTGATGTAGTAGTTGGATTAGTTATAGCTTCAATAGCTGAGTAAATAGAAGTTGCAAGTGCTCCAATCTCAGTAGCATCACTATCACTAGCAGCTCTTGGCACTAGCAATGTGAGGTCTTTCTCAGACTTCTGAACTGACTCATTTGAACCAATATAGGCATAGTGAATCCTAATGTAATCATATTCCTTAGTTGGGTCAACCAGATACTTGGTAGGCACATAGTCAGGCCATCCAACCATCCTGTACTGGTCTCCTCTTTCACCCATATGGAAGTACTCAAAGTCAGCAGTAAGCTTACCATTCTTAATCTCAACACCATCACTAGTAGCAACTGTTCCCCAGATAACAGTATCAGTAACCTCAACTTCAGTTGGAATAACAGTTACCTTAACAGGCTTCTGTTGCTTAGTTCCAAGCATCCAATCAGGCTCAACCTCCCCAATAACAATACCAGTGTAAGTACCTGTCAGAGTATCAGCCTTAGTCTGAGGAGTAACAGGAACAGAGCCTCCAGATGTAGCAAGTTCCACAGTGATAAACTGAACTGCCTCTCTAGCCATATTTCTTGCAACACTGAGGGCCATTTCCTTATAGAAGTCTGATGGAGACATATTGGCAGTACTGTGCACAGCACCATATTTCCAGTATTGTGAATCTTCAGGGGACATTCCGATGTAGCCATCAAATACTAACCTAAGAATAAAATCCTGACCAGGAACCATGTAATTGCCACTCTTCACGGCATTCACTATAGTTACTGTGTACTTCTTTAGCTTTGTAGCCATTGCTCCAGCTGGAGTAGTCTTGCAATAAAGGATGTTTTTAACATCAATCAGGTCACTCCTAGTTAAACCCCCAGCACCAAAGTGTCTGATATAAAGCTCTCCATCAGGAGTACTACCTACCTTAATATCTCCTTCATTTGTAGGGTTATTGTTACCAGTAATCAGGGCTTTTGCTACATACACTTGATTAGCTTGATTTGTAGAAAAAATTCTCATTTTGTTAAATGTTTAGTTAAACAATATAGTTATTTTGTACTTATTCCTTTTGATTGTAGAGCCATCTGAACAGCTCTTTCCAGAATAGTATGATGTAATATGCTATTAAGTTTGCACTCCCTTTCTTTTCCATCCCATAAGGGAATACCATCTTCCAGAATAATAGGTTCAGGCTTAGATAAATATTTAATCAGATATTCTCCTATCGTATATTTTGATATTAACTCCACTGTCTCATCCCCAGCATCAAGCCTTATAGCCTTATATTTAGTAGGGCCTCTAAACGGATTATCCTTAACTCTACTATACTCATCCTGTGTAATGGGGTACACATCAGCCTTTGAGCCATTATAACAACCTAGACTTTCATCATTATATGTAATCTGTTCCATTGTAATGAAAGCTATATCTGATGGCAGCTTGAAGAACAAAGATTTAGATGACACTCCAATCCCCTCAATTTTATCTTCTTCCTTATAGACCTTAGTTTTTACTAAGTCATCTAAGTACCTTCTCATCTCCTCAGTACTTTCAAAAGAATCTCTATAGGGGTTCTTACCATTATACAGGTTTATAACTATCTCTTCTTGGGCCTTGGTAAGGTAAAGGGACTTTTCATACTCATCTAATACAATCTCTCTCTCAGATGCTTGTTCTCCAAATCTGGCTGGAGTATTAAAGCTGTTCAAAAGAGTAGTAAAGGCATCACTAAATTCTGGATTAGTCATAATTATCTATATTTATTATTCACTCCTTTGTCCTGTCTGTATAGTAGCAGATGGGTCTCCTCCCCAAGCAATCTTTGCAAGCTCTACTGCCCTCTGAAGGATTTCCTCATGTAGTGATGTATCAAGCTCACAAGGATTCAGGATAATTGTATGGTCCTCACTATATTGATAAGCATCATCATAGTCTTCCTCACTATTATAGTGTCCATCATGGCCTGCAATACTTACACCATAAGAATCAATAGGAGCAACCAATATTGGTTTTGGTTTCCTGATATATCTTATGATATATTGCATAAGCCTAGTTTCATCCGTGGAATCACTTAGCCACTTAAGGTCATTATAGCCCGCTATAATCTCAGCAAGTTTGCCTTCATCTCTAGGAGTGATTGTGTTAACAGTATTATTTACCAGTAATCTCCAAGCCTGACTCTTTAAAGGCTCCTTATAAGGTTTATTCATAACTGTGTTATATTCCTCAAAGCTAATAGGGACAACTTGTCTTTGGAACTTTGTATCATAAGAAATATTCCCTAATTGTGAAACAGTCTTCACAATGAATCTTAGAGACTCATTTACAGGTATAAATAAATCAGATGGCATCTCAAACAATTTACCTCTTGGGTCAAAGCTACTAGCTGCATTGTAGGCAGGGTCATAGTCTGTACCTCCAGCAGTATTTAATGCATCCTGTATAGGAAGTGCTCCATGTGTACGCATAAGCAAGGAAAAATCCATCTGCCTCTTTTGATTACCATCAAATCCTACTTGCTTAGGATTAGATTGAGGAAGGAAATAGTTTTTAATTATTTCATCCTGAGCTTTAGTTAAGAATAATGCCTTCTCATACTCATTCAAACCTGGAGCCTGATTACTTGTGATGTTATTAAACAGCACATCAAATTGGTTTGAAAATTCTGGTCCTATCATATCTTATTGCTTTAGTTTTGCTTCAATACTGAACTTAAGCTCCTGATGCTTTGGTGCAGAGAGATAAGCAGCAGCTACATTAAATGTAGGTTCTTGGTTCATTTCACAAAGTGGTGAATTATCTTGTCTTAAATACAGATAGTCACCTCTCCTTGATATAATACCAGCTTCTATTGCTTTCTTTATCAATACCTTAGTTGGAAGGAGCTCATCCTTAACAACCCTAAGGAACATCTTAGCATTAGATTCAATCAGGTCACTAACCCTAGTTTGCAGTACCTCTAGCTTAGTGTTAGGTGCTGTTGGTCTACCATCTATAATCTCAATAATGAGCCTAAGTATATCAGCATTATCCTCAATCTTACCAAACTCCTTATAAGACTCCATCTTGGATGTCAGTTTCACCTTGGCTGCATTAGTAGTATCACCCTCTGAGACAATTACAAACTCATAAGTTGCCTTAGGATGGTCCTGAAGAGCTTGCATTGATGGGGCAATCTTATCCTTCCAAGCTAAGAGAATCTTATACTTGATATAGTCAATAGGGTCAGCCAAATTCAGATAGTTGTCCTGCTTGGTGAGAGTAACCCTCGAGATACCCTCCTCATTAGCATCACTCCAGAAGTTATTGACTCTATTGTGTACACTTAATGCATTAGGTTCAAGTCCAAGAATGTACTCAAGATAGTTCTTTTCCTGAGTAGTAAGGACATCTACATATCCTCCTGACCTTAGTAATGGTACAACAAATGTCCTTTTTGCATTTTCAGACATACCCCCATAAAGTACATGCCTAGGGTCTGTGACAAGGCCTGTCTGCTTATTTATATGTCTTACAATTACTCTTTCATTCCTAAGACAGTTGACAAGAGTGTTCTTAGTCTCAGATACCCTTATTGCCTGTCTGTGGGGCTCTACTACAGCAGGCTGCTGCATAGGCACCTGCTGCATTTCCATTTCATTATCAAGGTTTAGCTCAGGAGCTTGTTCATAATTCACCTTCTCTTCTATATTAGTTTTATTAGCCATAATCTTCTCCTTTTTATTATAAATAAGTAGGGTAGGCAGTTACCTACCCTACTATGTTTTCATTTAGCCTGCAAGAACAGCAGGAACTAATGACAGTGTTCTTGTTGGGTCAAGTACACAAATACCTAAAGTTGCCATCCTGTGGATAACAGCAGCATCCTCATCAAATGACATGTAAGGATTGTTCTTCTGACCAGTGAATGGGTTTCTCAATCCCCACTGATAACCTCTGTACTCCTCATCACCCTTAATCTTACACTTAAAGATATTGGGCTGGTCCATAGTACCAATGTCCATGATGTCATACCTATAAGAGAAAGCAGGACCACCAAGTGGATGCTGAATCTTATTTCTGACTGGGTCATCATAATACGGGTCAACGTCAATCTTTACTCTGACATTGTTAGGTGCCTTATATTCAACAAACTGGAATCCAGCTGTCAGTGCATTCTCATGCAGATTGCTCTGAGTCCTCTGGACAATACCAATAGCATCTCCATTGATAGTGAACTGAGTCCATCCACTCACAGTCTGTAGTACAGCCTTGTGGAACTGAATAGCACCTCTTTCACCAGTCTTAATAAGGAAATACCTGTCTTGTCCCTTAAGGTCTAGCTTAGCTGCTGAAAGCTCATAAAGAGCATCCTCAATAAGCTTAAGACTGAATGTGTTGTAGTAGAAGGTATTAGCAACCTCCATCTGCTCATACAGTCCAGCACCAGTCTTAATAGCAACACCTGACTTACCAATGTTCATGTATTCACCATTGGCATTTCTGTTAGACCTACCGAAGGCAAGTGCATTATTCTTGTAGTCAGAGAACTGCTGCTCAACCTCCCAGTCAACATAGTGCATCCACATGTTCATTGTAGTCTTCTGACCTGAGACAGTGACTACTGGAATACCGACAGCAATCTTCCTGTTAATCTTGTTACCAGGAACCTTATGCTGAATTCTGATAGTAGAGAACTCATTCCTCATACCAACAGGAGCAGCGAACCTCACATCACCAACCTTTCTTGAAAGCTCACTCTCAACAAAAGCTGCTTCAATGCTGAACTTCTCACCTTCCTGTAGTCTGTCCACAGGTACACCATCAGTGTTACCACCTGCAAGCTCTACCTTGTAAACTGCATTGGTTCCCTCCATCCTTGCATCACCGAGGATTCTGAACTGATAGACTTCATTCAGATTACCGACGATGTACTCACCATCAGCAAACCAATCCTCTGCAAACACTAGGTAGAATGGCATTGTTCCAGCACCCACCATGCCAGTACTCTGAGCAGTTACGGGTGTTCCATTCTCATCCCTAGCTTCAACAAGTGGAATATTCCGTCTCGAACTACCAACAACATCCCATGTGTATTCATCATCTGAATCAAACTCCCTTGTTGGGAACTGGTTTAACAGAGTGTCCAGAGTCTTTCCTCTTTGGAAAGCTAGCAGCTGCACCATTAAGTTAGTAGCCTTCTGGGGTGCCCTCTTAAAGATAGCTCCAAGGTGGTTATCTTTTGTCAGGCCCTTCCAATAGCTAAATTCCCTTGTCTGAAATTTACCTAGTAAATTAAAAGCCATAATAATAAAAAATTAAAAATTATTTGTAGTCTAGATGTCAAGTCTAATACCCTTTCCAAGATAATCTTCTGAATCATCAACACCACTGGTATATCTCAGATTACCGTCGCTATCCCTAGCAGTGTTGTTAATCTTGCCTTCAAGAGCACTAAACCCTTTCTTTATTTCTTTATTCACTTTACCTTTCACTAGACCATCTAATGACTTAAAACCATTAGTAAGAGTATATAACAAACCTACTTTGACAAGGAAATCCTGACCATGCTCAAGCTCATATTTCTGCACTGCCGTTAAGACATCTCCTGTCTTAGGGTCTTTGTAGATAGGCTTTGAGATGTTGTCAAGTACCTTCTGTCTTGTAGTCTTGTCCAACTCTAGTTCTTCAAAGAACTTGGTCTTTGGGTCGAGGAGCTCTTCCTTTAGTCTTTTTGCTTTCTCCTCATCCTTTTTTCTCTCCTCTTCACTCTCCTTCTTTGCATTATCAAGTAATTCCTGATACTTACCTTGGAAGAAGTCCTTATTACTTTTAAGAGACTCCTTGGCATCTTCAATGTCTGTCCCATTTTCAATTGCCTTAAGGACCTCTCTTTCAGCTCTTGCCTTGTTGAAACCCCTATTAAGGTAATCTTGGAAGATGATTCTCTTTCTAAGATTTTCACCTTCTTCACCCTCAGCTGTAAGTTCACTCTCATCAATATTATTAAGTTGACTGAGTACCCCTTCATACTGTCTGATTATATTGGGTTCTACACCAGCGTCAAGAGCTTCTGTAACTCTCTTCTGCATTTCATCAAGACCAGCTTTCATCTGTTTTTCAACAGCAGCCCTAAAGTCAGCAGCTGTCTTGATATTACTAATTTCTTCTTCATCAAGGTCAGGGAAGATACCCTCTTCTGCAAAGGCTTTGGCGTTGGAAGAGAAGAAGTCAGGAGAAGTTTCACCTTCAGTAGAAGTGGTATCTCCCCCCTCACCATTGTTATTCTCATCACTACCTACGCTCTCTGGGTCACCAAATAGACTGTTAATATCTACTTCTTCACCCTCAGCAGTGTTATTCTTTTCTTTTCCTCCTTGTTCCCCCTTATTTCCTTCTTCCTCAGTACTGGGGGGAGTCTGCTGTCCTCCTACATCATTGAATAGGTCAAGACCATCGTCATCAACAATGTAGTCTAAATTAAATCCTGCCATAATTTCTCCTTAGTTTTGTTAAACAAGTGCAAAGGTAAATAAATTCTGTGATATATACAATACCCCTAACAGAAATACTTATATACCACAGAATACTTTACTTATTTAGGAGCCTCATTTTATGTCCTTATATTCCTTTCTTACATCAAAGCAAGGGCATGCCTTATTAGCATATTCACAGTGTCCATGTATAGTAGCCTTAGGATATTTCTCCTTAAGCTTAACTATAAGTTCCATTAGTGATTTCTTTTGCTTGTCATTCCTAGTATCCTTAGGTTTACCTGACTTATCAAGGCCTCCTACATAGCATATACCTATGCTATGTGTGTTATGTCCTTCACAATGTGCTCCACTTATATTAACATCCCTCCCATTATGTATACTACCATCAATGTATACTACATAGTGATAACCTATATCAGAGAATCCTCTTGCCAGATGCCATTGCCTAATTTGGGAAGTTGTATAATTAGTTCCCTCTTTGGTTGCTGAGCAGTGAATTATAATTTCATTAATGGTTCTTTTAGATGTTTTTAATAAAGGACTATCTGTTAGCTTATTCCAAGTAATGTCACCTACAATACCATCAGCTTTAAGATTATTAGCTCTTTGAAATTCCTTGACTGCCTCTTCAGTAAGGAAACCAAAAATACCATCTTGCTTTAGATGTAGTAGTTTCTGTAAAGCCTTTACATCATTACCTTTACTCCCTTTCCTTAGTAGCATCTTCACAGTTCCTCTTTACTCTGTTAATACCTTTCTTGGGTGCTTTTACCCTAAGTTCACATGTTACATTATAGCATATACTATTCATGAGTTCAAACATCTGACCTCTTAGTTGGTTTACTTCCTTCTCTAGCTGCTCATTTCTCTTTAGAGCCTCCTCAAGTCTTGCTTTATTATCATCTGATAACTTGGTATAGAACTCCAAGGATTGCTTCATGTTCTCAATGACATTGTTGTCAACCTCACTATTATACTTTCTTCTAGCAAAGAACCAAGAGCCCCATCCACTTGCTATACTAGACACAATACCTAATGCAGCAATGATTACTTCCGTACTAAAAATTTCCATTACTTTATTACTTTAATAAATTTCTGTTTATCAATGTTTATATAGGGGTTCTTCTCTTCCACATCTACATTAATTACAGTATGTTTCTTCTGAAACCACCTTATGAAGAATATCTTTGACGGCTTATTAATAGTCTCTCTTTTTGCATTTACTATAATATACCTTTCACTGCTAAATGTGGGGTTTACTGTCACAGTGGAAGGGTATTCCATGCTCATACTAAGTGTATACCATTTATCTGTTATAGTAGTATCCATTCTTAAATTAGATACAAATATTGTATCCTTCATTCTTATAGTATCAACTCTGGAAGCTTTTGAAAGCTGATAAGCCATTGACTGCACTTCCTTATCCTTTATCTTTTTATCCTTCTGGACCCTAATAAGTTCTTTGACCAAAGAGTCATTAGACGTCTTTAGGTCCTTAAGGGTTAATTGATAGGCTTTTGCTTTATCCTGACTACAGGCTAAGTCAGATTCATAAGCCTTGTTGTTGGCTTCTGCAACTTCATACAGTGCTTGATACTTCTTAGCCTTCTTATACTGATAGTCAGCATACCCATATAAAAAGGTAATAATAGTAAAGGCTATTATATATACATAGTTTTTCATAATTATTTTATTTAAGTATGCAAAGTTAATAATAATTCTACAAATTCACAACTTTATAATTGTTTTCCTAATACTGGTATATAAAAAATAATAAGCACTAGGACCTATTCAGTCCCAGTGCTTATCATATTCTTGAATACTTTATGCATCCTTTGTACAATGAATCCTATGAGGTAGGAAGCTTGCTCACCATCTTCAGAGACATTATAATAGCTACATATATGTGACTGCACATGCTTAGCCTCATGCACAATAGTATTAAGTAACTCTCCTTGACTTGATGTTCTGGCTATACCTACTATGCTAGTCCTTTTATCAGGGTCAGTGTAGGTAAAGCCTACATCCTTGCTACCTAAAGGAGCATCATAGATAACTATAATCTTCCAATAGCCATTTACATCAATGTCTTGTCTAATCATAACATTGCTTCCCAGTCAATTGCTATACCCTTGTAACACATATCAGCATACCACCTGTTAAAGACTAAGCCATCAGGAGCATCTATATCATCTATGACATCTTTAACATATAGGGCAAGATGCTTTTCATCCTTTATACTGGAGCCAAGGAAATCAGCTTTACACATAGTAGCCACATAGGCTGCATCATATAACTGATTACGCCTTACCTCCACTCCATGCATACTTAGTAAGTTGCTGATTTCATCTTTAGTATAAGGTGTAACTGATTTTTCTTTTCCATCCTCATCCTCATAGGTCATCTGTGATACTGCAAACTCAAACATTTTCCTATTGAAGTGAGGGCCATAATGCCTCATGTAGACAAGCATCTCCTTAGGATATTCTTCGTATTGTGATAAACTAGCTCTTTCCATAGTATTAGTTAAAATTAAAAAGGAGTAGGGAGGCTCCCCCCTACTCCCTTGTGATTACCTCATTCTTCTGTAACCATACCTACCATTCATTCTTTCAGGCTCATCCCACCTGTCTTCTCTGTAGGTTCTCTCGTTGTATGCTCTTTCCTCGTATTCATAGTCCTCATCCTTGGACTCTTCAATACATTCAACAATCATTGAAGCATACTCTTCCATCTTCTTAGCTTTCTCCAGAAGATGTTCCTTGTCTCTCTTTGACTTAAATGATAGAACAATCATAGCTTAAACTTAATTTATTGTTTCCTTCTTAGCCATAGCAGCTATCATTCCTTTAAGTTCAGATAATTGGTCCTGAAGAGACTGAATAGCCTTGTCTTTTTCCTTATCTGCCTTTAGTGAAGGATTAAGCTCCTGTAAGGCTTCCTCATAGTCGGCTATAAGTTTTTTGTGTTTATCAATACTATTAATAATACTCTGGCTATTTTGTAACATCGCATTTATGTAAGAATTAAGGGCTTCCTTACTCTCCGCAAGGACAAAGGCATTATCTCCAAAGTTAGCTATAGAGCCATTGGGTACTCCTTTAAATTCCCTCCTCTCACCATTTATAGTAGCAAATAAGTCAACCACCATTTCCATATTAGGATTAAAGGTGTTATATTTAGGTCTTGGCAAGGATACTCTCTCTACAGGACCACTTAATATCTTAGGTGTGCTCTGCACATCAAGGACATACAATATGCTGTTTGGACTTAAGTTTGAAAACATAGTTATTACTTTTTAGTTATACTTATACTGTGGTTCGTGACATTAGTGTCAGCAGACCTCTGGTTCTGTCATTAAACACTAATATATTACTGACATTCAGTAACTCTGCTGCTGTTACAGGTGTACCATTTGGTAAGGTCAGGGACCTTGTAGTACCATTCATAGTAAGAGTTACAGGAAGTGTAGTGGTAGCATCAGCAGGAACCACACTGTCAATAATGATAGTAAGGTATCCTACTGGCTGTATTCTACGAAAACCTAAAGCAATGTCAACACTCTCAGTACCTACGGTAGTATTTGTAGAAACAATATACGGAATACCACCTGCATTAGTTGCTAGAATTCTATTGCAACATTCCATACTTTTACCTCCAATATCCGTTAGTTAATACTTAAAATACAATACCACCGCCGAAGCCATTGCCCCAGCCACCATAGCCATAACCTGAGTAGTTAGGACCTATATAAGGAGTAGCATTAGCTGCTACAATATTAGGCCATTGCACAGGAACAGTGTTAGGCTGCTTTGCAGCAATAGCATCAATCTTGTCATCAAGTGCATGGAAAGCTGCATTAAACTGAAGTGTCTGATGGTCATTACTAATCTGATTCCTCAGCTGAGTAATAATATCTCCTTGAGTATTAATCTTGTTCTGAAGCTCTCTTTCCTTCAAATCACAGAACTCTTTAGTGATAAGAGTATTCTGACCTGAGATAGCATTCAAGATAGCATTGGTATTCCTATCTGCCTGACCACTAAGTGCATAAGTCTGCTGACATACTGCAAGCTGGTCAGCACTCTCAATCTGAGCCATCTGAAGCTGAGAAGCAGCCTGGTTCTGAGCAGCCTGAAGTTGTGAAGATGCAAAATTACTAGCTGCCTGAGCTTGTAAAACATTAGATTGCTGTGCAAGGTCATACCTCATGTTGCAGCAGCACTCACAAAGTTGCTGGCTTAGGTTAGCATTACCTAATAGGATAGCATTCTGGGTCTGAGCAGCTGTAAGACCTACATTAGCACCAACTTGTGCAATGTTGTTCTGAAGGGCAAAGATGCCATTCTTCACTGTCTCAACACCAGTATTGACAATCTGGGCAAGCTGGCCAAGGTTATCAAACCTGCCATTCATAATCTCAGCAAGATACTGCCTTCCTTCATTACCATTTATGGTAGCCACATAGTCATTAAAGTTGCCATTAGCACCATTTCTCTGCCACATCATCCAAAGGAAGAATATCCAGTAGAGTCCCATACCTCCGCCAAAACCACCATTGTTGTTTAAAGCTAAAAGAAGATTAGGGTCGATACCACTCTTAGTTCCCCCATCAGGGAACATAAAAACTTTACTGTCGTCCATAGTTGTTAATTAATTATTAAAGTTAATTTTCTCAATAGTACTATTGTTATTTTGACGATGCAAAGTTACTACTATTTTTGCGACTATACTAAGATTACCACATACAAACAAAAAACCCCTAACTATCAACTAGTTAGGGGTTTTATTCTCTTCCACTTTATCTTTATAGACAGCTTTTATAAGCTCATCTTTATACCATCTGTATTCATTAAATCCTAAAACCTTTCTTCCTTTAGGTATTTTTCCTTTATCCATAAGTTCTCCAAACCTGCTTTTCCTCACATTTAAATAGGAGCAAGCTTGTTCTTTACTCATAGATTCATGGGCTATAACACCTATTATATCCATACCTTCTTCAGCAGAAAGATTGCAGTTATCTGATTTAATACGCTCCTTAAGACAATCAAGTTCTCTTAGCAGCAATTTCTTTATCAAACTATTCATTTCTTAAACTTCAAATATAACAATACAAACAGACTAATACCTGTAATTGACATATACATAATAAATAATCCCCTGTCAGATAAGGGAATGCCTATATATAGGTCAATAATATTTAATATTAAGTTCACCATGATATAGTGCAAGAATAGCCTATGCCAACTACAGAACTTAAATATAAAAGAAGACAGATACAGGAAGGCCATTAGTAAAAACATTATAATATAAGATAGTATAGGCAGGTCTACATAAAAATAAGACAGAGTGGTATTTAATAAGTAGATAAATGCTATAATCATAGGAATTACCTTTATTAAATACAACTCTGTCTTATATAAGACCTTACTTAATCTTTCCTCCACAGCCATACCTTCTGGACCTACTTCTGGTAACTCCACCTTTGGCTACTAATGGCTTGGCTCTTCCTGTTCTTTTTGTTGCCATATTTTCCATAAATTAATTATTTAACTGTGCAAAATTACTAATTAAATTTGATACTCACAAATAATTACAGTTATAATTTGTTAAAATCAAGCATACTACTTATCATATTAGCTAGCACATTCCTATTAAAGTCATTCTCATTTTCCTGAGGATGATGTGCAATATGAGTATTAATAGCTTTAATTATACTTCTAAGCATCTTATTATTCTCGTGAGTTTCCCTAACTAATTGTTTAAAATCAGGACTTCTAATTGTATCTTGAATCTCTTTAAGAGTATCAAGTACATAAGTTTCTTCTTCATATGTCATAACTTAATTAGTTTCAATTCCAACCTTATCTACAAAATTTTTAGCTATTTCTACAGCTTCATTAATACCATACCCTTTGTTTCCATCTATAAGAAGTTCTTTAGCAACTTCAAATATTCTACAGTTTCTTGTAGTAGGCATCTTATTATTCTTAGCCCAGTCAAACATAGTATTCCAAGTGTCAATAGCCACCATCTTGAAGTCCAGCTGCACATTCAGCTTCTCCCTGATATGCTCCCTGCCCTTAGAGTCAATGTAAGTCACCCAATCTTCATCACTCCTTGTACCACGCTCCTTAATCTCAGCATCGATAATCTCAACCTCTTCACCAGTACTCCTAAGAATACTTCTGCCACCTATAGGAGGCATCATAAATGTATTATTTTCCATAATCTTTATTATTTATTTAATTATTAAGCATCAGCTGTTTCTACAGTCCAACCTTCAGGAATACCACTAGCACCTGTTACATTCCATGTTGCAGCACTATTCTTAACAAACGTACCAGTAGGAGAAACATTTCTTACCCAACCATCCATAGTATTACCAGCTGAAATATCGGTTGCCATCATCTTTATATAATTAAGATTAGTACAATCGTTAAACATCGATGAATACCCAGTTGCAGGAACAATTAATGCTGGAAGTTCTGGTGCTTCCACAAGACTTGCGCAGCCAGAGAACATACTGCTATAACAACCAACAGGCAACGTTGTAGCAGGTAACATAGGAGCAGTAACAAGACTTGTACAATTTTTAAACATTCTTCCATAACAAGTACTTGCCAATGTTGTAGCAGGTAACATAGGAGCAACAGTTAAACCTCTACAACCTCCAAACATTTGAGTATAACAATTACTTGTCAATGTTGTTGCTGGCAATTCAGGTGCAGTTATAAGACTTGCACAATCATTAAAGAGGTTACAAAAACAATAACGTCCTGGAATAGTAGTCTTACCTTCAGCTTCATCATCATAGCAAAGACTCATAATATTACCATGAGCTTCTATAACGCCAGTCATTACAAAGTTCTGTCCTTTAGTAAAATTTAAATTAACAGCACCGTTACCTTTCAAATAAATACGTTCATCTGTATCAAGATTAACTATTATACTACTATCTAACGTATCCCAAGTTTTTAAATCTCTGCTATAATACATAGTATAAGCAGTATTCTTATTTCTAAAATCTTGCAATGTAACAGTAGAAGGTTCTTTAGCAGTAAAGCTTAGATAGTTAGGATTAAGAGGAGTAAAAGGCTCTTTAGATAATATAATATTATCAACAGTCATATCTGCTGTATAGAGATATGCAGGAACACCTTGAAATTCAATTCCATCAGCTGTTGTAAGTGTAGGAATAATTTCGTAATAAGTATTTAAATCAAGAGTAATTCCAACAGTACTACCATCAGCCTTAGTTTTTATAAATACAAGATAGCCTCTTGGAGCCTTACCTTCATTAATATCTGTAACATTGATTGTACCTACAATCTGGTCTGTATATCTACTAGCCATCCCATGTTTGTTTATATACTCTCCATTTATACTAACTCCAGCAGAGCTATAAAGACCTATATCTACAACATAAGGAAAAACAAATTCTTTAATATCTCTTGTAACAGTATCATAACCATATTTGGCACCTTGTACAAAGAATTCTTTATACACCTCTACTATAAAGTAAAGAGTATTTTTTTCAGGAGTAACTCTGGTTTGATACATATTGGTTCTTACAAACTTTTGGGAAGTATTGCTTACTGTACCATCATAAGGTTTATAATCAATATCTTGCAGATGCCCATCCTCATCAAACTCAAGTCCACTGAAATCTCCATTCTGAATCTGAGTAGCATAAGTTCCCTTACCAACATACTCCTTGGCTACACCACCATACCAAGTATCAGGAGTAACCATTTCATTGAAGTATCTTGTATCTTCAAGAGGAACTTTATCAATGATTCCAGTAGAACTATGGAAGACATAATAGAAAGCCTCTCTATTCTTCTCCCATATTAGGTTTTCACCTTGATAGACTTTAGATACATTGCTGTCACCAATGTATCTATCAGCCATATCATAGTGATTACCATTATAGTTTACTTTTATCATGCTTCTATAATGTTATATTCCACATTAGGGTCTTTAGTCTCAAGAGCATCATACTCTGCTTGTGTGAGGGTAACAATTCTCCTCACTGACTCTGAAGTAACAACATTAGTTAGGTTACTGTTGACACTGTTAAGTACAGTTACTGCCTCACAAAGTTTATTAAATATTCTAATAACAAATTCTCTAATGTCCATAATTGTAATGTTTTAAATTTATAAACTAAAATAATCTTTAGGAATATAAGCAAAGATACCAAGCATACCTCCTATACTGCCAGCAAAAATATCCTGCCAATCAGTCTTCTTATCAATAAGATACTCTTTAGCTATAGACATAGCTACAACAGCAAGAAAACACCATAGACCAGCAGCAAAGGAATATATCAGTCCTGTTACTACAATAGCATAGCCTACAAGGAAATGTAATACTTTGTCAATACCTATCTCCTCAATAAATCCGTTAATCTTTTCAGCAATCTTACCCATAACTATTTATGTATTATTACTTCGACATCTTTACCTAACTCATATCCCTTATCTATCAACTGCTTTTTTATGGAAGCCTTTAGTTTTAGTATTTCCATATCCATGTCAATAGTATCATGGATTTCAATTAATTTATTAAGTTCCTTGTAATATAAGTCACTATAATAAGTAGCTTCTTCTTTAACTAAAGAAAACATATAATCTTTTATATCAAGAGCAGATAATATTCTATCGCCCCAGCTATAATCCATAGTACTTAGAAGCACTTTTCCTTCTGTTGTCTTAAATTCGTTATACATTTGTCTTTCTTTCTATAAGTTGATAATTCAAAGTTTGTATAATATACTCTTTTTCAGATTGAGTAATTTCATTATACATCACAGTTGGAACACTGATATAATAAGTATTATTAGTATCATTTGGTTCTATACCTGCAAGTATTCTCCTAAAGTTTGCCATTGTAGCAAAAGACTCTAGAGTAAAATTATCTTGATATACTTCAAAGTATAGGCTAGATTTGTAGATAAATATAAAGTTACTATCTAAAGTAAGATTTGTCTTAGTTGCTTTACTTCCTATATTAATTTTTTCCTGACCTACAATTATTAAATCTTGAATATACCTTCCAGTAGCATTAAATGCTCCTGTTCCCATAGTATGTGATATAATGCTATTTTTTAATATAGATGTATCGTGTGTTTCAAATTCAATATAATTTACATCTTCTGTTTTTTCAAAAGGAGTAGTATTATAAATCCCGAAAGGAGAATGATATATTATTTTTCCGTCAGTAGGGAATAATTTAAAGCAAATACTTGCACTATCCTCAGCAGCCGAACTAAAATAATCAAGCCAACCAATAGTCAAACTCGATGTTTCTATAAATACTCCTTTAGGAAGATAATAACACATACCAATAAACTCTTTACATTTTAGAGAATAAGGTATAACATAGCCAGTATTAGCTCCCATTCTACACCTAGGAAGAACTATTCTTTCGAACATTTTATCTATTCCTGTAAGATTAGGAAGAACATCAACAAACCCTTTACCACTTGATTCAATGAAATTACCCTGAGCTTCACCAAATTCTTTTATCTCAGCATAAGTCTGTGTATTTTCTGCAAATTTAAACTTTGAATCATTAAAATTTTCACCACTTCTGTATATATGAAGATAATCCAGATGACTTACATCTAGGGTATAAGGGCATTTAATGAACCTATGCCAAATAGGAAATAGAAGTATTTCCGCACTCTTCTTATTAATCATTTTTGAAAATAAGGTAGCATCATAAGCTGGAAAGCTATCAGAATTTTCTATATATAAGTACGGGTGAAAAAAATCAATACTATTTACTTCTCCTTTAAAAGTAATAGGATTTAGTTTATATCTATAAGCATTTGTGGTTATTGATGCAGAGTCTATAGTGAATGAATCTTCATTATATGGTGATATGGCTTTCAAAATATAAGCTAATCTCACATCGCCATTAAAAGTACAGTCAATAGTAAGATTTACTGGAGGCTCTTCACTCATAGGTATTTCATTTGTAGTACCATCTATAATAAGATTACTTTGTTGTTTAGTACCAAGTTTACAGCCTTTGCCTGGATTATTTACAATCTCTATATTATAATTATCAGAAAGCATATTATGCCCTGTGGTGAAACTATTATAATTTGCAGTTGTATTATTATTTTTAAAGAAATATGAATCTTTAAATGGTCCAGTACCTTTATATCTTAAAATAGTCCACTCATTATTACTAGTACCATAATTAAAATTAAGATTTTTGTTATCATCATCTATTTCAAAAACTAAACCTCTTGCATTTTTATTGCTACCATAAATATTGTTAAGATGCTGATAAGAAGCATTACTAAAATCTCCTTTTAGATATACAGTACCACTAGCTGTTCCAAGATATGTAAAACTAAGTATATTAGCTCCTGTTAAATCGGCAATTATCTTTTTATTAGGAGGTACAAAAGCTTCTCCAAGACTAGTTAGATTTTCCCAATTAGAATTAGTGAGAGTTATTGTATCGGCGTCTATATTTTGAAAAGTCCTATTGAACGCAGTTATTCTTTCACCATCTGGAAGTCTTGGAATTATAGTAAAAGGCATGGTAGTTTTATTGAAATGACCATATCCTTTGTTATCAGTCAAAGAATCCCATGTAAAACCAATAACTCCCCAAATACTTTCTACATTTATCCAGTAGAATACTCTTGCTGAATTTGTAACATAGCCAACTATATCTTCGACATCAAAGTCTATATCATTGACTGATGCAACAAATTCATCAAAAGTATCTTTTACTACTAAATTTCTATTCTTTATATTAGTCATATTAATAAGTAGAATCTTCTTTTATATCAATTTGACGATAATGTTGTATACAATGAGTTTGAACATTTTGACTGAGAGCTTCCCATACTTCTTTCATTAAAGTAAGGTTAGGACGTTTATCGTTTACAAGATTACTATTATCTTGTCTGAGAAGAGTTGTTTCTAACGTAGGAATATCTAGTACTTTACTAGCTAAATTTATACTAAAGTTAACTCTTCCAAATCTAAAGAACTCAAGTTGTTTAGACGTTACAGTAAAAGAATTTCCTTGTATACCTGCACCATAGCAATTTACAATAATATTAACATTGTCGCAATTTATTTCAACAAGGTTATTACAACCTTCAAACATAAAGGTTCTTAAATACATCCATTGATTTGCCTGTGTAATATTAGCGTTAAGATATACTTCAGGAGTTATTGTCATAGAAGAACAGCCTTGGAAGAAATCTAAGAAATAAGCTACATAATCAGTCGTACTACCAACGATATTTACATTTATGTCTTTAATATATAATTTCTGACTTCTTGTGAAATCTACGTTCTTCATGCCTCTAAATATAGCAGTATAATGTCCATCTCCACCTATTCTTCCATTTGGTTCGTCATATTCTCCGGGATATAAATAAAAGTTCTGCTCAGTAAAGCCAGAAAAGTCACTATATTCAAATCTTATAGTCCTATATTTGCTACCATCCTCATTATAAGTATAATTGTCGTTATGAATAGGAAAGCTAAATACAGTAGGAGCATTTTCACCCAACTTAATGTTGTAGAAAATTGGAGACTTTAAAGCATCAACATTCTGAAAACTATATGTACTATTTAATGTGCTACCTGAAAATTGATTAGTGCTTTCATTAATAATATGATTTGGAGAGAAATCATAAGTTACTGGAATATCAAATCTACACTTTTGATATATACGATTATCTGAACAATTATCGTTTATAAGACGTTGCACGGGAATACCATTTCCATATAAAAAACTATTTAAAGTAAAGGCATAATCAAGATTTCTAATGTAGTTTTCCGAATTATTAAAATTAAGTGTAATTTTTTTAGGACTATCTTTGTGCACATTAGAAGCAGGAATGTCACCAGAAGCACTATAAGTGTTTGTCATAATAGCAGCAAAAGCATAGCTTAAGTCTACATCACATCCAAACGTCAGATTAAAATCTATCGTTCTATCTATAATACCTCGAGCATAAAAATCACCATAAAGCATGGCAGCAAAATATGAAAGGTCTATACTCTCACATTCTGTACTACTTAAATCATAATTTACTGTTACAATATTACTTGTACCATCTGGTCCTTTACCAAGAAAATAAGCATGTTGAAGAAAACCTTTCATATTGCTTACCTTCTTTATGGTATCTTCTTTGAAAATGTCATTCAGATTAATTTCTGATTGCCTGAATAAACATTTATCAAAGCAGTGAGTCAAAGTAGTAAGAGCGTTGCATTTAATAGCAAAACCATCAATATATTCTCCGCCACTCAATAATTTGTCGAGTGAAGTAACTTTAGGCATAGTAACAGGCATATTGTTTTCTACTGAAATAGTAGTGTTTTCAAATAGTCCGTCAGCCTCTACAACATTTGGAAAGTTATATACTTTTATAAGAAGTGGTATCTTTCTGTCGCTAGCATCTTTTCCGCTTTTCCACTCAAGTCTTTTAAATGCCCTATTGATTGCTTTAAGATTATCAGTATCAAAAGACTCAACAGTTGTAACTTCAGTCTGACTATTTAAAAAATCATTAATATGCTGTAATCTTCTTCCATCAGGAATACTAATAACAGTCTCTATACTTTTTATTTTATATAGATTACCTCCTTTTAAAAGTTCAACTTCTCTTTCACCTGTATCAGGGTCTTCACTTATAACAAGTTCATAGTCTTTCCATTCCCAACCAGAGTAACCCCAAAGTATTTCTAAGAAGAAGGTTTTAAGTATATTATCGTTAGTATAATATACCATCTTTCTCTCATTATCCCTATTAGTTGTCCTAACACTTGGATAATAGTCCTTGGCAGTTTCTTCAGGAGAAATACTATCTTTTACAGCACTCCAATTAACTTCCTCAAACTCAGAATAGGCTTCATTATAACTACCTATATCAGGAAAGACAGTTATATACTTTTGTATTATCTTAGGAACAACTATAGCCATTAGTTCGAAGTATTAATTTGATTTTGAAGTTCAGTAATAGCAGCTTCATGTCTTGCAAGAGCGTTGGCTATTACTCTTTCCATGTTAGTTAGAGTCTGCTGAATGTCCTCAAAGTATTCAGCAAGGACTTCATCAAGAAGCTCTGTAACAACATCCCTGATAGCATCACCTACAACTTGCTTACCCTCCTCAGTTTCAAAATAGTTCAATACAGTCTGCTGGACATACTGGGCTATACGAGCATCTATGTCATCAATCTTATCCAGTATTTCCTTTACTTCAGGTGCTAGATGTTGAAGTTTTACACTATCTGGCTTAATAAGTAAACCAATTCTTTTCTTGGGCTGTTTGCTTAATGCAGACTCCCCTATATATTTTTCACTTACACTCATAGTTCAATTATTCGTCTTTATAAATAACAGTAACATCTGAATCAATATCGGCATCCACACTATCAAGGTCATGTACCATCTTTAGCACATTAGTATCCTCAATATTTTTAACTCTCTGAGCTAATTCTGTCATAGCTCCTAAATTAAGTTTTCCCATTTTCAAATAATCTGGATAAGGTATTAAACAATCACTGCCAAAGAGGCAAGCTAGAGCTTTGTCAATTATATGATAGTCCTCTTTGCTTATTAAGCCTCTATAGTCTTCAAAAACAAAATCTCTTAAAAATATTAGTACTAATAGCTTCTGCATCTTGTTCCAAGATGCATAGCCTAGTTTTTCAAGCAGGTCATAATAACCACATAGGGCATTATAAATAATTTCATCCATGACATCCACAAGGTTTACTAATTATTGCTGAGTAGTCTCTGCTATAAGGACCATAAGGATTTCCTGAGCAATCCCTACCAAATAACATGTTATAAAATTTAATAGCTGCCATATAATGTTCAGTTTCTACTGAAGATTTAAAAGCATTCCATAAAAGAATAAAATCTGCAAATCCAACAGGGATAGTACATTTATCAGCCAGTTCCCTTACAAACGCCATTACTCTCTGATATAAAAGATTCTCATCAAAGACAACTCCAAGAAGATACTTTCCTATAGTCAAGAGAGATGTACAAGCATCTGGTACTGCATTACAGCCTATATACACAAAGAACAAATCTTTAGAAAAAGAGGTCTTATTGTATATTAGGTTTTCATCAGCAATGTCTATTGCCTCGTGAATCTCCTTCACATTCTCATAAGTCTTTTTATAAATATATCCATTGCTCTCAGGGTCAATGGTAACAGTTTCATAAATCTGACTTCCTAAGATGATATAAAGAGATTCTATTGTTACATCCTCAAATTTCTCACTCTGATTAATATGGGCATCAATATACATTGTCCGCCCATCATCAGAGATTCGTAATTGGTCAAAGATAATCATATATTATTTTATTTATTGTGTTATTTTTGTGATGAGCTTTGTACTCTTCTACTACGAATCTGCTGCCTCTTGATGTCAGCATCAACTTCTGCCTTCTTCTGGTCAAACTTCAGTCTTTGCTTATCCAAGTTAAGTCTTTCGTCAAACTCTCTCATCTGTTCCCTAAGTTTATCCTTAGCTTCCTGGGAGTACTGCTCTTCCTGAATACCATCATCTATACTTGATGCATTTATATTTGCAATTAACAACTTGGTCTCATTATCTCTCTGATTCATAGTATCCTGAAGCTCCATCTTAGCCTGTTCAAGTTGTAGTTGCAGCTGACTTTGCTGTTGCTGAGCTTCTAACTGTTGTTGCTGAGCCTGAGCTTGTCTCTCCTGTATATTCTTTTCATCTCTCTCAACCATTCTCTGCTTCTCCGCAAGGCTGCTTGAGTTATAGAGCTTCATAACAGTGGAGAAAGAAATCATCTGATTCTGGAGGCCTGCCTGAGCCAGCATATCTAACTTCTGGTTAAGGTCTTGTACACCATTGCCATTGTCTACTACCAGACCATAGTCAGCTTCTGCAAACTCATCACCATCAATATCCATAACTCTTTGACTTCCATCACTCAGAATATAAGAGAATTTCAAACCATTGCCCTTAAGAGCTATTTTAGCAGTCTCAAGGAAGCACTCTAAGGCCCTTTTCTTAACATTCTCATGTATGGTAAAAAGCCACTCAGTAATATGAGAACTTTGCAAGGTAGCTCTTTCTACACCTCCCACTGTCTCTCTATTACTTACTTGACCTTCTCTCTGTCTAGTAATACCTGCTACCTCAGACATCTCCAACTTAATAAACTCAAGTAAGTTGATATACTGCTGTATGATATTTCCTAGTTCTGCATCAATGACACCATTACTTGCATTATTAAGACCTCCTGCTAACTTACCAATAGAAGCTCCTATATTACCTTCCTTAAAACTGTCTACTACTGCAATATTATTATGCTTAGCATAGTACATCCACTTATCTATGTCCCAACCTTTAGGAACTTTAGCTAAGTCAAGAGTAATTATCTTACCCCAGTTTTTAGCCATCAGCTTATTGAGTCTGTCATGTATTACATCATACAAATAGCTGTATGGTTTCATCATATCAACTAGACTGAATGGTTTGCTGTCATTAAGGTTATAGATACTTCCCACTATACCAAAATGGCATCTGCTTGGGTTATCTAATCTATTATACTGTACTACTCTAGGCCTCATATTAACATAGATTTCTTCACCTATTTTAGTACCTTCCCATGCCTCATTGACATAATAGATTTTCTCTTCTTCACCCATCTCTTTATTGGCAACACAGTCCTCAGTGAAGAATCCATAAATTTCCTCACCTGTCTCTGGGTCATACTTCTTAATCTTCTTAATTCTCCTTCTGGACTTCCAGTACATTCTAAGCACTCTTATATTGCCAGCAGTATCAAAAGGCAGAAGGCTACCAGCTGTATCTGAGAAAAGATTAAAGGGGTCAAAGAAGAACTCATCAGTTCCTCCTATCTGGTCATCTACCATACTAGTATGGACAAACCCAAACCTCTCATCTACATTGCCCATATTATCCACTGCTGACTGCCCTATGTGGTCAGGTGCAGTTTCAATATACTCAATATCCTTCTTAGTAAGTACATCATAGTAGGTATCAATAACTTTTGCAGGAGACCAATAATCTTCTATGAGGATAATATCTGCATCCTCGACCTTATTGCTATATCCAGACTTGAATATCCTAATCTTAAGAGGATTAACTCTTTCTATAACAGGCTCACCTCCCCTAATGTCACACTGATATATTTCTTCTGCAATAGTCATTGCATCCATAAATCCTTGATTAAACATTAGAGGCATGTCATACTCTTTCACATAATGATTAAGGAGGCTGTTAGCCCTAACCTCTCTAAGGTCTTGCCATTCATAAGTGAAATAATCACTGATTTTCTCAAGGTTCTGCTGATACTCATCATCACTCATTGACTGGTCAGCAACTAGCTGTTGCAGCTCCTGTAATAAGGCTTCTTTCTTATTATTTTCAATCTCACTGATAGCATTAGGATTAGTGACTACTACCTTGAAATCAAACAGCCTTTTAGCTTCTTCACCCCTTAGTACATTCAGTTTACTATTCATTATGGGGTAATGCTGTATAACAGTAGGTGAGGTCATCTCCCTGATACCTTCAGGGTTGATGACCTGCTCTAAGTCACTCATGTGGAGTTTTCCATCAATGAGGTCATAGTTGATTTTCTTATGTATTACCGAGTTCCTCACAGGACTATAATTAAAGAATGTCCTACCATCAGCCCAATCCAAGTGCTTTTTTCTCCATTCCTTAGTCTTCTTAGACTTAGGCAGCTGCTGAGGTGGTAAATTAATCATTCCATAACTCATATATTCTCTTTTTGTGGTGCAAAGATAAATAAAATACTTAAGGTACACAAGAGTCTAAGTGATTTATTAACTCTTGTGTACCTTTTTTACTTAATACTTGTCAGCAAACCTGTTGTCATAATTCCTTGAAAAATAATCATCATTCCCGAGATAGCCAGATTCAGCCTTATCTCTAGATTCTTTGTCAAATAATCCTTGATACAGAATTACCTTCTCTTCTCTGTAAAGCATTACCATACCAAGTGCCCTTACTCTATCTACGTTAATCTCAGGGTTAAAGGCTATAAGCTCCTCAAGAAGTGCCCTATTCCTTATAAAAGATAGATTAGGAACAGTAATAACCTTCGCCTCCCCATCTTCTATTATAGTAGTAGTAACAGGTTTTAACAACCAGTCTTTAATGAGCATATTAGCATAGGCATTAACTGCTGCTGTAGCATTGACACCCTTACTGCTGCTACCAAAGGAACTGTACTTTACCAGCTGTTTTTCCCTCAAATATTCAGGAGTGTCAGCTAGCAGGTGTGTACAGCTCATTGAACTAAAGTAAGCATATATACCTTTTTTGTTAGCTTCATATAAGCATTTTGCATTATAGAATAAACATAAAAGCCTTACTATCTCATAGTTATCATTAGCAAATTGTTGCCTACCAGTATATTCTGCCACTATCCTGTCTGTAAATAGGTCAAGCACAAAAGTAGATGATAGAGAACTAGACTCTGCTTGGTCATTATCCACAGGGTCATGTCCTATAATATATCTGTCATTATAGACTTTCCCAGAGGAGTTCTTCTCAGGCATCTCGAATATCTCTATAGCTCCTGGTGTATTATTGTCTACCCCATATTGTCTTATTGGGGTATCATCTGTAGGAGTAAACTTTACTTCTCCCCCTTTGCTATCTTGAATAAGCTGACCTATATATACATCATCAAATGCCTTAGGGTCTGTGTCTAATTGACTTAATCTCTCCTGTAGAGTTACTACAGGGAAGTAGGCTGCCTTTACTTTAATAATAGCTTCAGCTGGGGTAATAGGCATTTCAGCTATAACTCTTATGACTGAGCTGGGGTTAGAACTATATTTAGCCTTATACCTAGCCATCAATACCTGAATAAGAGCCTTTACTACATCTGATACTCCATCATGATTATAGCACCCCTTTCTATTTACATAGCTTCCAAAGAAGAATCCAAACCTTGCCCTTCCTTGCTTTGGCTTGTCAAATACATTAGGAATACTATATATATTGTATCCTTCAGGACTATATAGCAGTGTCTTGGCAGATTCAAAGTCAGAGGCATCCTCAGCAGCAGTACCTACCAGATAAAGAAGTCCATAGGTATAATCACCTTCCTCCACACCATATCTTACAGTGTCATATATACTAAGCAAATTAGGGAAAGAACCCATTTCTTCAAACAAGATATATCCTCTTTTACCTCTCAACTTACCTTCATCATCCTTAGAAGATACACCCATTACATTATTCAAGGACCCCTTATTCCTTCCATTCTCATCCTTATATCCCATCTGCCAGAACATATCTTGGGCAGATGACCTTAATCTGAGCCTTGGAAATTCAGTGTTCTCTGCTATAAAATCAATCATAGGTTCAAACTTAGAGAGAGTTCCATCTTTATCTGAAAGGTATTCTTTTTGGTAAGCAGTAAGAATTGTAGTGACCCTTCTTTTAACTGCCTCATTCTCACCTAATATAAGATTGTGAGCCATTATACTAGCCAGACTGTAGGATTTTGAACAACCTCTTCTTGCTAACTCTATAGCATGGCTACCAACATTCCTAGCTTGGTCAAGATAGTGAAATCTCCAGTATATACCTTCCCAAGTCTCAGGAAAGTCCTCAACCCTATCAGCTTTCTTCTGACCTTCTACAGTCTTAATCAACATAATAGGGCAGTAATTCATATACCAATATAAATAACCAGTAACCCACTCTCCGTCAGATTCCCTTACATAGCCTTCCCTGCATCTATGTATCTCCCTATCAAATAGCTTCCTATACTCACTATTTGGATTTGGGTTAGGCCTAAGAAATGTATAGCACTGGTGTTTTTGAAAGTGAATTGCCATAGGGCGGAAATAATCCATGTCCTCAAGGATATGAGGATTGGCAAGGTCTACCTTAATTCTTCCTCTTTCATCTCTCTCCAAGTCTCTAGCCCTTTTTCTGTCAGGGCTTATCAACCTTTTAATAAACTCCACACTACCTATAAAGTCAAGGAGCTGTTCAGCCACTTCATCAGGCAGTGACTCAAGCAGCTCCTTGGTTATAGCAGTTTGAAACTCATTAGTAGGAATATAGAAATCATCCTTCAGTTCCAACATAACTCCCATCAATAAATTTATTCCAGTCAAGGTCTCCTTGACCCTCTTTCATAAGTATAAGCATATTTTCTAAAGCTAATGTTTCAAGTTCTTCCCAGACTGTATCTTCAAGCTCTTTAGGCACATTAGCTCTATGTTTTAGGCATAGTACTCTGAATGGAGTTTCTTTACTTGTATTATAAAACTCTACAATTAATTCAAACTCTTTTATAGAACCCATAAGTCTGCTAATGGACCTTCTGTTTATAAAAAATGAGTCATTATCAAAGTGTTTGCCTTCTCTATAACGTCTAAGAGTTTTATTAAAACTTTCAATAACTTTATTAAATTTCATCTTCATATAATGCTTTAGACTGTGAACCTCTTGCCCTAGCTTCCTGAATAATGTCTTTAGCTAGAGTCCTTTCAGCCTCATCAAGGTCTTTTACAAGAGAGGGTATCTGCTTAATAGTAGCTGTTATGGTATTAAGGGTGTAGACAGGCTTACCTTTTTCATCCCTCTCTTCCAAATTAATATTCCTAAGTAACTCTCTTAGTTTATTAACTGCTACCCTAGTATCCTCAAGCAGGCCAGCACTTGCTGGCTTAAAACTATTATAGAAGTCAAGAGCCCTCTTAACTGTATCATCAGGTTCCCAATTATCAGGGAGTCCCTCTCCTTTCTTAATCTCCTCAGCTCTTACTTCTTCATCTACTAGATACTGATAGTCACTTCTAGGGTCTCCCATAAAGTAAATAAAGGCAAGCTCTTGCATAGCTCTTGATTTATCCTTACTTTTATCCCTTTTCCATATAGCTTTAAATGGAGCTAACATTAGTGCTTCAGGCTCAATAGTGACTGAATACCCTTCGTATTTAAATAACTTTATCATATCATAAATAAAAAAGCCTAGGGAATAACCCCTAGGCTAAGTGTTACACAATAATTTGTGGTTTATCAGGTACGATGATACTCTGCGGGGCCTCATCAACTTCCTCTGAATCCTCAATAACGTAATCTATATCTCTGTCCTGAAGGTATAGATGATTAACATTGTCAATCTCAATCATCTTAAAATTATACCCAGTAATTACGTTGTCCTCAATAATACCGTCTTTAAGAGAACCTGGCTTGTGCTTTCTTACAGCATAGTTAGCTGGATTGACTACTACCAAGTCACCTACTTCTATGTTCCTGACCAATGGTCCTACAGCCACTACTCTCTGGTACTCCTTTAGGGTACCACTCACCTTGGATATTAGTGTACCCTGCTTTACATCCTCTTCATAGAGGTCAGCTGTAGTAATGACAGTAGTATTTAAAGGTCTTATCTTCTTAATTTTAAGTGTCTTCATTTGTTAATATCCTGTGTTTGTGCTTAACTCCTTGCCATCTTTTATAGTTGCAACTTAACTTGCCTAGACAAGGTAGGTTAAAGTTTGTCCTCAACTTATTGAACTGCTCCTCAGTAAGGTTATCTTTAAGGGGCAAAGCTTCTATGGTCTTTCTTATGAATAACCAATATGCTTTATATGTCCTACTTACTACCTGTGGAGGTAATGAGAGCTCCCTAGCTATATCATTTATTTTTTCCTGCATTTAAGTCAAAGTATAACAATAGTGTGAAACTAGGGTCTCCTTCCTTAAGTCTCTTAGGTATAAACTTCTTATTTAGCTTACCATCTACAATAACTTTACTCTCCCTAAGTTTACCCATAATAACTTGAAAATGGGCATCTGATATATGGCACTCTGTCTTTATTCTTCTTTTTGAGCCTTCATTCATTACTATTTGGTCAAGTAAGTCTTCATCTGTTATAGACTTACTCAGCTCAAATCTTAGCTTAATAAAGGCAGCTGCCACCTCTGTTTCCCTAGGTGTAAGTTCATGGAACTGGTCTAAGAACTTCAACCAAATGATAAAGAAGTCACCTTCAAGAGAAGTAGGTATCCTGATAGTATTATTTACCCTTCTCTGTGGTTCCATATCACTCCTTGTTATCTGTTTCCTCTTGCTCTTGGGGAGTCATAGTCTGCTCAATTCTATCTACAATTTTCCTCACAAAATCCTCAGAAAACTTATCAGAGTTCTTGACTACTTCAAATGCAAAATGTAATTCCTTATAAAAAGTCTCCTTATTGAGATTAGCACAAATATTTCTCAGTTTAACAATTTCCTTCTTCATAGCTTCTGCCTGCTGAGCCATATTGTTTGCATAGGCTTGAAGCTCTTCATAACTAAGTTTCTTCCTCTCGTCCATAATATTAAAGTGTATTATCTAAATAATCAAATCCATATCTATCTCTATACATTTTTTGCCACTCCTCAATGGTGCATTCTTCTACATCAGAAGAACCACAATCATCACAAAAGTAGGCATCATCTATTCCAGGCACCCCCATTATTTTAAGGGATAAGCAGTTCTTGCAATACAATACAGGCACCTTATCATATTCTTCCTTAGGCAACCTTTCTGTTTTTGTGTGTAAATTGCTCATAATATCTCTTCTTCTTGTAGGTGATATTGCCTTTCTTTGAACTGATATTCTTGAATGGTCTATGAGGGAATATATCTCCAAAGAGGGATACATGCCCTCTCCTAATAGCTCTCCTTATGGACTTAAATCTCTTAACTCCACTATAGTCCCTAAGATGCAGGATTTCCTTGCCATGTTCCTTGCCATAGAAATCTTCATGAATCTTACGAAGGTTAGCTTGAGATACGTCGTGAATTTGCTTCTCAAATTCTTCTTGAGAAACTGGAGCTTGTTCTGTTAGCTCCTCTACTGGAGTGATGTTCTCCAACTCTTCTAAGTTCTTCTTCTCTTCCATGATGTTAATGTTTAATTATAAAAGAATGCAATATACTCTGTTGGCGTAGAGACTATATTGACCATATCCTCTCTTTTAATTCCTGCTCTATTAACAGCTTCTACCAAGCTCATTAATGTAGGAGCAACAATTGAATCTAATACTTTATCATCCATATTTATATTGTCTTAGTCTCGGAGGTGTGAGTCGAACACACGGAGTCTTGCTTATGAGACAAGATTGAGAACCGTCTCTCCCCGATATATTAGTGCAGTAAACCAGATTTGAACTGACCACTCCAGTTTGGAAGACTGGCATGTTACCACTAACACCATTACTGCATTTGCCACCTTTGACCGTCCCCTGTGGCTAGGGTGAATGATACGACATTCAACAGGACTAGTCTTATGTTGTACCCCTCTATAGAAATGTTTTAGGAGCAACAGCCTGTAAGTTACGTTGAGTCTTACACTAGTACTATCCTCTTTATTATAGAGCCTTGTAGAAGATTTGAACTCCTGACAACTGCTTTACAAGAGCAGCGTTCTACCACTGAACTAACAAGGCTTAGTTTCTGGATGCAAAGGTAAACAATTTATTTGAAACTACCAAATATTTTACTTAGATTTAACATTCTTTAGTACTCTAGGTAGGACTTGAACCTACATGGATTACTCCGAGGGATTTTAAGTCCCTTGTGTCTGACCAGTTTCACCACTAGAGCATTTAGTAGGAGAAGAGAGACTCGAACTCTCACACCCGAAGGTACTAGTTCCTAAGACTAGCGTGTACTTCCAATTTCACCATTCTCCCATTATTGTGGAGATAGAAAGAGTTGAACTTCCGACGCAAGGATTTTCAGTCCTTCGCTCTACCACCTGAGCTATATCTCCATAGTGGGAGTATAAGGAATTGAACCCGATTAGCCCAAGGGCAATAGATTTACAGTCTACACTAATTCACCACATTAAAGTACTCCCATTAAGTGTCCCCTCAGAGACTCGAACTCTGGCCTTACGGATTAAAAGTCCGCCACTCTACCTACTGAGTTAAGGAGACATTAGAATCCAGTGTTGGATTTGAACCAACGAAAACTAGTTTTGCAGACTAGCCCTTTAACCAAACTCAGGCAACTGGATAAGTTGTGTGTTAGACAGGATTCAAACCTGCAACTAGCAGAACCACAATCTGCTGCTCTGTCAATTGAGCTACTAACACCATGTAAGTGGGTACAACAGGACTTGAACCTGTGGTCTCTTGATTATCAGTCAAGTGCTTTCACCTACTAAGCTACATACCCCTAGCAGGTCCTGAAAGAATCGAACTCTCATTAATAGTTTTGGAGACTATTGTGATACCATTACACTAAGGACCAGTATGTTGGTTCTAAGGGATTTGAACCCCCAGTCTTCTGAGTCAGAGTCAGATGTGTTACCATTACACCAAGAACCAATTTGCGGGCATAGTAGGACTCGAACCTACAATCTACTGATTAACAGTCAGTTGCATTAACCATTGTGCTATATCCCCATTGTAGTTCCTCTAAGAGTCGAACTTAGGACTTCCACTTTGTAGGAGTGGCACTCTTACCACTGAGTTAAGGAACTATTTGCCAGATTTAACCCTCTGGCTAGGCCCATTAACATTATGAAACAATGAAACTAGTGGAGAAGGAGAGACTCGAACTCTCTACTATAGCTTGCAAAGCTATTAGTTTAGCCAGTTAGCCTACAACCCCATTTACCCTCTCAACATATCCCACGAGCAGTTTGATGGTCTATAGATGCCATAGTTGAGCACTCTTCTTAGTGTATTCTCTACACAACTGCTAAGTGTTTAGGGTATTAGCGGAGGCAGGAGTAATCGAAACTCATACATCTTATTGTACCTTTGGTTTAGCAAACCAAGACCTTACCTCTAGGCTTCTCACCTCCAATACTACCACTATCTTCACAGACTGTGGTAGTAAAATATGATTAGATTAATCAAATTTGTAAACTGTCTAGGTGAAAGGACTTGAACCTTCGACCACAGCATCCCAAATGCCGCATTCTACCTACTGAACTACACCTAGTTATTTTTGCTATTTCTTAAGACGTTTCTTTTCTTGTAAGGTTTAATATCACAGTTTTGTAGTATTCTCCTTATCTTTTCTTTAATAAATATTCTATGCATTATCTTTTGATTATACGTCTCTTGCAGGCATTAAACCCTTCATTATATCCTATATAATAACCTATTGAACCTGCTATTAACATTATTATACTAATTGCTATTACCATAGAGGAGAGCTGAGATGTCGATTCCCATACACATAATGTACTCTTGGTTTTCAAGACCAGACTAGAGGCCGCTCTAGTTAACTCTCCATTGCCACTTACACCGCTGTGCCTAGTGGACTTAATTATAGGCTGGGTTGCAGGGTATGGGGGATTTGAACCCCAAACTTCACAGTGACAGTGTGATATGTTGCCTATTACACTACATACCCTATAAAGTGCTGCTCCATCTTGCCCAATGTATTAAAGCTTAAGCCTATGGAAGGTCTTTCTTTATGTACACTCGATTATTACCTTCAGCATGTGCTATGTGAGTTATTGGCCATGCCCCATAGCTCTATTGCCAGCTTTTCCCATCTGTCTGGGTACGCACTTTATTGTTGGGTTACTAGGAGTCGAACCTAGAATAAAAGGACCAAAATCTTTCGTGTTACCATTACACTATAACCCAATAAAAAGAAGCCCTAACAAGTCCTTAGTAGGGCTTCTTTATTCTAAAAGTTCATCACTCTTTTAGTGTTCTTCACTAAGGACACTCGCCGTTTTCCGTGTGCAAAGTTACAAATAATATTTGAAACTACCAAATATTTTTGCATTATTTAACTATTAGTGTTTCCACTTGCTAGCATTTCGTGCAAAGTTAGCCTTCTTTCTCATAGTTAAACTATAATTCTCAGGATGAGCTAATACTTTAGATGCAAACTCTTGAACACCCATTCCATGCTTAGTAGCTGCTGCTGTAAATGTTCCTCTTTTAGAGGGGGCTATATGGATTGAACCTCCTTCCTTATAACTAGTTTCTTCTGAATTTAATCCGTACGCAGCTGCTCCTAATCCTAAGAATGGAAGTAATCCATACCTAATATCATTTATATTAAAATTGTCTCTTTCTCCTAAAGGAATCCTAACACCATTATCATCATAAGTTATTGCATCTGCTGATTTTATTTGCTCTCCTCTCGGAACAACCACTTCCCTATAAATACCCTCTTGCTTGTTGGGAATTCCTTGAAGTTCTCTCCAAGAAAGAACGCCATCTTTTCCTTTAAATTCATCAGCATACTTTACATACTTATCATTCCATTTTACAGTCTCATCTGCTATGTATTTATCAACCAAACGTTCAGCATCTTCCAAAGAAGTATTTTCATTTATGCCTAATTTTTTACTGAACTTTGTGAGTTTTCCATCACGAAGATTACGCATTACATTTTCCTTTCTCTTTGCCAATCTATCTTTGACATACTGTATTCTATTGAAATATTGGTCATTACTACCTATATATGGATTTTCAATATTTGCATAGAATTTCCTATTTATAGGATGATAAGTTGCAGCATACTTTTCTATTGGGGTCAAATAATGCCCATACCCAAAAAACCCAGAATCCGTTTCTCCAAAATGACTCAAGTCAAACGAATTAAAAGCATCCTCAGAAGAAGTCCAAAGTGGTACATCGGTTTTAGTATTAGGGGCACTAACTTTAAAGTGTAAATCTCTTAATCTCTGAGCTTCAGCCATATCACCTCTAGCAATAGCAGCATCTTGTGCAGCAGTCCATTGTTCAGGAGTCCATTGTTCAGGAGTTACACTTGCAGCATTCTCTGCTGTTATTTGTGGGGCAATACCTCTTGATTCAATAGGACTTCCATTAGCACCAAGACTATTAGGACTTAACCTGTACTCCCTGTTACCAATTTTAGTCCAATTACCTGTCAGAGGGGAATTAAATAATCTCATTCCTGGTTCTATAGCACCTTCATAAATAGGTTTAGCAACTCTAGCAGCAGGGAGCAATTCAAGGGCAGTCATCCAGTTGGCATTACCATTTGCTAATGACTGTGCTCCATGAGCTGCTCCTAAAGAAGTAAATGCAGCATCTAAATAAGGATTCATTAGTACTGGAGCTGCTGCTTCACCAGCCGCTGCTAACACAGGCACAGAAGCTACAGCAAAAGGTATTGCACCAGC